AATAGTTTCGGCAAGGTTTTTTGGTCACGGTTTCGTAACAGTCACCGGCACGGGTATTCGGCCCATCTGGCCTGGAACGGGGCCGTGATCCACCGGTAGACCTGGTCGGCCGACCAGTTGGCGTAGTAGGTGGTGTCGGTGGTGCCGCCAGGGCCGATGCCCCAATGCCGCCAGTCCGTGCCGCGGGCCGACAGGTGCAGGTAGACGAGGCGGGCCTGCCGGGCGGGGTCGAGCATCGCCGACCTGGACCACCAGGGTTTCCCCGCGTGCGCCGACGTCTGCACCTGAAAGATACCTAGGGCCCCCGTGTACCACCTCGACGACTCGTCAAGGTTGTGGCCACCGGATTCGCGCATGGCGATGGCCCACGCGGTGCGCAGCTGCTCGCCACGGAAACCAGCGCCGTGAAGTAGCCGCGCCAACGGGTCGAGGCACGACCACCGGTCACGGTCCCGCGACGGTTTCCGGGCCCGTGGCGGGGTCCACGTCGACGGTGTAGGCGTCCACACTGGTGCGGCGTGAACGGCCGCCGTGGACCCTGTCAGGGCCGCTGGTGGGGTCGTGGGTGGCACGCCGACCGGGGTGATGGTGGCGGCGAGGGCTAGGGCTGGGATTGCGCAGATCCTCAACATGGTCGTCCACGGTACCAGGTATGCTCGAGGGCGTGGATGATGACGGCGACGGCGTGTATTGGGAGATAGCACCCTGAACGACCGAAACCGGCCCCGCACCCATCACGGGGCACGGGGCCGAAACTAGCGCAAGTTGATATGTTCGATTAGTCCAGGCGCAGCCTATTCACTGTCGTCGTCGTCGTCGCCGGCGTCGATTTGGACGAGGCCACGAGTCGCCGCCTGGTCGAGGATTTCCGCGAATCCCCGTTTGCAGTGCTTGAACAGGTCGTCGACGACGTCGGGGGCGTAATGGGACATGGTGGCCCCCGATTCCACCGTCAACGACCCGATGGACAGATGCACCCATAGCTCGGTCACGGCCCCACCTTTCCCCTACACTGTCGACACCTACACACTTTGGAGCGTCGTTGACACCGGAACACCTCGACATTATCGCCCGCGCCTGGCAGTCCGCCCGCGACACCGAACACCAGCTGCGGGCCCAAATGCGGGACGCCATCGTGGCCGCCTGCGACGCCGGCATGACCGAGGTTAGGGCCGCCCACGTCGCCGGTGTCGACCGGCAAACCGTCAGGGCGTGGCGCGGCAAACATTAGATGACGTTGATGTCGGTGACCTTGCCGGCCGACGTCCAGAACGTGAGCGTCCCAGGGGTGGACTGGCCGCCGTGCCGCTGATCGAACCACGGGCTGCCGGTGTCCACGGTGGGGGCTTGCATCCACAGCCGATCCCCGTCCTGCTCGATGCGCAAATGGTGGTAGTGGCCGGTCAACAGGATGTCGGCAGCAGCGATCCGGTGTCGGGCGTGAGCCTGTCGAGCCCACCAGTCGTGGCCCTTGCCTTTGCGGAATACGTGGCCGTGGGTGGCGCCGATGATGGTGCCGCAGGCTTCGATGGTGACGGTGAGGTCGTCGGGGTCGGGGGTGACGATCTCGACATGGTCGAACCCGCCCGCCAGTTGTAGGGCGTCGTGGACGGCGGCGGCGACATCGACCAGCCACGAGTCGGTCGCCCGCGGCTTCATCCCCATCAACCTGGTCGTTTCGTCGTGGTTGCCGGGTGCCACGGGGACGACGAGCCGGTCACACAACGGCGCCAACCGGGTGACGTGCTCGAGGAGCAGCCTGCGCACGATGCGGACCTGCTCGGTGACAGTCAGGTCGGAAAACAGGGCTACGGCCCCGTTCTGGGACGCTTGGCCCTCACACATATCGCCGAGCACAGCCAACACAATCGTCGACGGCCGACGTTTCCGCACCACCGCCGTGAACTGGTCCAGGGCGTCGACGACGCGGCCCACGATGACGTCGCTGCCACCGGCGGCGGTTTCCTTCCCGACCTGCCAATCCGATAGGCATAGGACGGCGGCCTGGTCGGTGCGGGCCTGCGTCACGGGTTTCGGCCGGCGTCGCCCGATCGCGGCCACCAACTCGTCGACGTCGACCACCGGCCGCGCAGGCTCGACAGCCCACACCCGCCTGGTGACAGGGACGGTGGTGGCGTCGTCACCCTGACCGAGCCGGATCCAGGCCGCCGGGTCGTGGCTGACTTTGACGAGGCGGCAACGCCACCCGTCGGGCACAGTCACACCGAGGGCCCGCACCTCGTCCGTCCAATCATCCGGCCCCGGGGTGCCCTGCCCGATGGTCACGACCTCGGCGCGGCCGTCAGCCCCGTAGGCGACCGACGGTGACCAGCCCGCAGGCACCCTAAACTCCGGTATCTGCCTGCCCGTTGTGGCAGCTGTCAACGCCTCGAGGTCATCGTTCAACGCCACAGGCGCACCCGTTCTGTTTCCCGAGCATCGTCCGGCGGTGACGTTGCAACGCATCCGGTTTCACCTGATGCCCCGCCGCGGCCAGGATCTCCGACAGGGTCGTCGTCGCCACCATCATCCCGTCAGGTTTCGGCACCGTCAAAACATGCACCAGTTTCGCGGCCGTGTCGGCTGGCAGCACCGTCAACACGGCACCCACCGAACACTCGGGTCCACGCCTGGGGTGACCGGACGCCACCACAGCGTCCAGGGCGGCGTCCAGGTCTAAGGGTTCCGGCTGCGCCATGCCGTCCGCGCATCCTCACGCCAGTCCCGCAACGGCCGCAACGTGTCCACCTTCCTGCCCTTCGTGCGCAGCCAATAGTCGAGGCCCAGCTCGCGGCCGCCGTCAGTCCATGACGCGTGCCGGATCACGCGGGAGAAGGGTGCGCGGCGGCCCCATTCGTTGCCGGTGACGTCCCGCAGCGCACACAGGGTTTTGGCGGTGAGGTCGAGCATCGTGGGTGAGTATTCGCTGATTGAGCGGCCCCACACGTTGTGCTCGATACCCCACAGGAACAGGTGCCCTTGATCCTGCGAGATGTTGACGGCGGGCCACGGCCCACCGAGGCCGGAGTGCCAGCAGGACAGGGCACTGTTGACGATGACTTTGTCGTGGGTGGTGACGCTGTTGCAGTACGGGTACTGTTCGCCGGGAGCATACGTCCAGTCGATGGCCCCCTGGTCGACGCCGACGAGGTCGTGGACGATGACGCCACGTAGGCCACCGGACCACGGGCGGCCCCTGGTGTCCCAACCTGGTTTGAACACTAGATGTTTGGCGCCGACCCAGTCGTTGAGGGCTTCCCGAATCTTCGCCGGTGTCGTCATGACAGGTCACCGTCGGGCGATGAGTGCCGGGCCCGCACCTTCCCATAACGATCATCCTGCGGGTTGAGGTAGTTGACGATCACGGGGAGGGCGGCGGCCGCCGCGGCAATCACCCAGGTCTGCCACTTGTCGAAACCTATGGTGCCGGTGGCGGTCCAGTCGGCGACAGCCATCGCCAGGATGACCGATATCCCAACCTTCAACGCTGTCGCGAACGGTGAACGCGCAAGCCATTCCATGTTAGTCCCCTAAATGCCAGGTGATGTGGTTGTCGATCTTACTCTCAACGGTGTCTAGTTTCCGTTCGATGCGGTCGAGGGCGTCCCGCGTGCTCGAACCCCCGTTAGGTTTGAACTCCCGCGACATCGCCAACTGCGACCGGATCAGCCACGTCAACGCCGCCACAGCCACGCCCCCTATCGACAGCAGGGTCAACGCTTCGGCGGGGCTGTTCAACCAGTCAGGCATCGTCGGATCCTCGAGGGTGAGCGGGCATCGGTTATGAGATGACTTCATACAGTCGGGCGTCGTCCCACCACACAGTCACACCAGTCGTCGTCCGGCAACGCAACGTCAACTTCGCCACGAAACAGTTATCGGGCACCGTGAAATCGAACGTTTCCACCGCGTAGGCGGTGCCCGTGGACCGGTTCGACGTCGTCACCAACGTTGTCGCCGTGCCGAGAGTGTTCGGGACGCCGTCCTGCTGACACGCCAGCCATGACGTGATGAAGTCATTACCGGTGCCAGGCATCGCCGCCGACGTTTTCACCGCCACCGTCGCCCGTAGTTTCTGCCGCGGTACGACGGGGACGATGGTGTTGGATTCGATGATGGTGAGCACGGTCCCGGCCGTGTGGACACCCTTTAGGGCGAACTGGCCGTCGTACACGTTCGGGGCGGTGTCTTTCGTCCACGTCGCGCTAGCCGCGTAGATCAGTGTCCACGTGGAATCTTCACCCGAATACAAGGGTGCATCCTCGAACGACCCGTCGGTCAGCAGCTGCTCACCGGTGCCGGCGGTACGTCGGCGGCCCGTGTACGCCAACTTGAGCCGGGCATCAATCAGGTTCAGGCTGCCGCTGTGGTCGTGCAAAACCTGCATCGACACCAGGTCACCCTTAGTGAGGTTGAGGGCGGGGTCGTCCGCGGAATGAATCGTCGGGTCACCGTTCAGGCCGGCGATCTGGTTGAACAGGGCGGCGGTGCCGTTCACGTTGACACGGATCTGCCGACGGCCGGTCGCCGACGCCCAATGCGCATACCCTGACACCGCGTACACCCCGGTCACCGGTGCGACGAGGGCGGTGCCTGAGTTGTTCATGTTCCACGGGTCATACACCGTCGACCCCAACGTGAGGGACGTCAACGACCCGTTAGTGGTGGACACGGTGCCGACCTGGCGGATGTCGGCCACCGGTGGCCCCTCCGGTGCCACCATGCCTAGCACGATCCGGTCAACACCGTCGGTGGCATACCAGGCAAGGCCACCAGGCCGCGGCGGATACTCCCCCAAATAGTTGGCGATCACGTCACCGGTGTCGTCGCCCCACGTTTGCGCGGCCGGCACCATGACAGCCTGACCGGTCGTGATCGAATACACCGGGTCCGAGTCGACCGAGCGGACGGTGCCGACACCGAGCCGCAACCGGTTCCCTTGCTCCTGCGCCGACAAATCGGCGAGAAACTTGACCGCGTCCACTAGGTCACCCTCCGCTGCTTCGACTCCGCCGTCATAGCCTCCGTCGGCCCCAACGGGATCGACAACCTCGACAACAGGTAGGTGGCATCAACACCGACCGATGCTTGCGTCACCGTCACCGGATCATCGACATCGAGGGACGGGTCGACGATCTGCGACCACGACAGCCGTTCCGCGACACCCCGGGTTTTGGCGAGCTGTAGCCGGGCGGCCCGCTCCGCGTCAGCGACGGTGGTGATGAGCGGGCTCGAATACACCCGCAACCGTTTCCCGAAGTTGCCGAGATAGTAGGTGGGGCTGGTTTGGTCGGTATCCCACGCCGTGAACCGTGGGATGGTGCGCCGCAGCTCGGACGTTTCCCCGATGGCGAGGATGCCGTTGTAGGTGTCGGCCGTGTCCCACGTTTTCGACATCGACAACACCAGCAGGTCAGTGGACCCGTATTGCACGATGCCGGTGGCGGGCACGTCGTCGACGACCTGCGACATCGTCACCTGGCCGTCCACGTCGAAATACAGCCGGTAGCCCTTGGATTCGGCGATTTGGACGGCGTCCCGCCACGGGTCCGAGTCCCCTTCAACGCCGAACGCTGACACGGGGACGGTGGTGCCGGTGGTCGGTAGTTGGCCGCCGGCGAATGGGACATCCTGCCAGGCTTGCTGAAGGATGGCGGTGATGACGGTTTCGGTTTCGTTGTTCGTGGTGGTGACCTGGACACGGGTCGCATACCTGGCCCGCGACACACGTTCGGACCGGTCGACCAGGCCACCGAGGGCGAACGTGACACCGGACCCGGTGTCGTCGACGCGGGCTGATGTGTACCCGAATACACCTAACGGCACTAAATCCTGGTCGCCGGTGTTCGGGTAGGTGATGCCCCGATATAACCGGATCTCGTACCCGTTGAGCGGGTTGAGCAGGTCGTCGACGTCGAGCGGGGTCAGGGCCCCGGTGGAGTCGACGAGTTGCAGGTCGCCCGCTTCACGCCGCACCAGCCGGTCCACGTCGACCGTGACCACACCGGACAGCGGCTCGAGCGTGGCTAGGACGTCGCCGTCCACCGTGCACACCTGCGCCAGAGTGGCGACCTTGTGCCCGTAACGGAGGGCGTTACGGAACTCGGTGGACACTGGGTATGCCACGGTCACACCTCCGGCTCGTCAGGCGTCACAACCAGCCGCCCATCGACGACGTCGACGACACCGGTGGGAAACGCGGCGTCATCCCACTCAAACGTGGCCGGGTCACCGTCCACCTCGACAGGGTCACCCAACAGCACCCCGTTCACGCTGTGCCCGCTGCAATCCGCTGTCGACCGTAACGTACCCATCACGAATACCTCGTCTGATAGTAGGTCACAATCTGCCGCAACTCATCCGACGACAACACCCGCCGAAACACCGCCGCCGCGACGAACTCAAAATCCTGGTAGCCGGTCGTGGCGCCTGCGCTGCGACCTATCCGTACTGGCAGCGCATTGGCGAGGGATCCAACGGTGCTTGTGCTGGTAGATGCGGTCGCGGTCATGTCTGTCCAGCCGACTATGGTTTGCGCGGCCCTATCCACGACCATTGTGCGCACATGCGACGCGCCTACCGTATAGGAACTATTTCTAGTTATTTCGGTGCCTGCAAGATCGATCAAGGCACGCCACGACGCGGTCGTGCCAGCGTTCAAAATGGCGTAGCCGTTATCGTAGCCGTCAGACTTTGACAGAATGATGCCGAGGTTTGTGGGAGTGTTCCACTGCCGCACGATAGCGACAGCGGTAAACGAATCACTTGCGCCGAAGTCTAGATTAGCGTTGTCGGGTATTTCCATATAGTCGTCGGTGCCGAACAACCACACCGGCTGCCGCACCACCGCCACACTCTTACGCCCCGACGTCGCCCGGTTGATTGTCACCGTCGCAGCGTTCGACGATGACTCAGTGAAAGTTGTTGCCGAACCAGTTGTCAATGTGCCCATGTTGGCGTCGAACACCACGGTGCCGTCGATACCGTTGCGCAACTGTGCACGGTAAAACTTGCCCGCCATCCTGGTGCCCGCCACATCACCAATCTTCAGGGTCGACGTTCCCGAGAAAACGGACGTGACGCCCGCTTGTGTCACCGTCGTCCCAAGTTGCGTCCACGTCGCGCCGTCATCCGAGGTGAAAAACTTGATGTCCCGGCCTGACGCCCCGTTGTCGACATCGAGCGTGGCCCGCACCCATTTCGGCTGCCCATCGCTCACACCTGTCGCAACCGTTGACGTCGCCGAGTTATTTGTGCTGCCGTTCGCCGTCCAAAACAGAGACAGAGTGCCCGCGGCGTTCACCCACAGCAGCCACGAGTTATTGCTTGCCGTGTCCCATTTGCCGAACAGGCCGCTAGTGGCGGCTGGCGTCCAGTCATCCGCAGCCAACCAAACCCGCACATCCAGGTCGCCGGTCACATCCAACGCCGCAGCGTCCGGCGTCGTCATGTTGTTATTCGCCAACCCCGGCAGATACACATACGCCTGATTCTCGTTCGCCAGCCACAGCGGGTCGTTAGAATCGGCCGACGCCGACGACCCCAACTGTGCGTTCATCGCCGTGCCACCGGTGCCCAGGTTCGTCGCCGTCTGCCCCGCATTGGAATACAAGGCGTCCAACCACAGGACAGCCTGCGACCGCAGGATCGCCTCGGGCCCGCCCGACACCTGGAACCCGCGCCGCGCACCCACCGACGCCGACTGGTCGAACGGGCGAGACACCCCGAACCGGCCCACCCCGCTACGCCCCCGCGGCGATAACGTTGACCGTCACACTGCCCGACGCCGCCGCCGCAAACAGTTTCTCGCCGCTGGACAGGTCCGACGCGAACGCTATACCCGGCGTCAACACGAAACCGTAGGACGTCGACGACACCGCACTACCGCCGAGGTACACGGTGCCTGACTCCACCGACGCCACGAGCTGCTGGCCCGGCTGCGAATCGGTTTCGGTCAGGTTCAGCTCGGTGGCCGCGGTGCCCACCGATATCCGGTTGTGCTTCACTGCCATCGGGATCCTCCTAGCGTAAATGCGGGACACGTCGTAATCGGTTTCTACGAAACCAACGTTCAAGCGTTGCACCGGGTTCGTCAGCGTCCCCTCAGACACCCAGTCCCGGGACGTGAGCCGGATGATGTAGGCGTCGTTCACGCCGGACACTGACCGGAACGGTGACGTCAGCAGCAACTCACCCTGAACATCCACGAGGGATTTGACCGTTTCCCAGGAGAGGCGGCTCGAGGTCGTGAACGCCAGGTTCCCGTCATCCCCGTGTAGGTCACCCGACACCACGACGGGACGGCGCGACCCCAACGGCCGGAACACCTGCACACCCTCATATTGCGTCCACGACACCCCGGCCACCGGCACGTCAGTGATGTAGTACGTCATGGGGGCGTCAAGGCTGCGCAACTCCCACGACGTCGCATTAGTTGTCGTCACCGTGCCCGTAGCCTCCGGGCTGGTGATCTGCGGTGCCGTGCCCGCGGCCGTGATAGTCGCCGTATACACGACAGCGGTGCCCCGTGGCGCCGTGTAGTCGTACAGGACGACGCTGCCCGACGTCGGCATCGTGTCCAACGCTGTCCCGATCGTGGCACCGGACCTTGTCACCGTGTACCGGTACGGGGACGCCGACCCGACCACCGTGACCGCGGCCCGTTTGAACGTGTCATCCCACGACACAGACACCGTCGGCGCACCAATCGGCGTGAACGCCAACGTTTGCGTGACACTGTTCTGCCACGCCGACGTCACCGGCACCGTGAACTTATCCGACACCGTTTTCACGTACGCACGGAACACCAGGCCGTTAGCGCCAATCGCCGTGTCCGGCACAATCGACGTACCCGCACCAGCCACCACCGTCGAATACAGTGACGTCGACGTGTCAGCGTTGAACGCTGTACCCGAAAACACCGCCGACGAAAACACCTTCACCACCGCCGACGACTGCGCCCCCGAATCCGCATCCGAATACGTCCACGAAACGGTCGGCCGGTCCGTCGTCAACGGTGTCGCCACCACCGTCCCCACGCTCGGCGTCGACACCAGGTCATACTCAACCCGCAGCTGCACAAACCTCAGATTCGTTGACGGCGTCGAACAGTAGAGGGTGGCGGCGTTGAGCGTAGCCGTCGACCAGCCCGAGGTGCCGCCGCTCGCCGGCGGGTTCACCCACCCACCGAAATACGCCACCGGTGATGCACCCGCCGCCGTAGTTTCCAACGCCGCCAACTGCGACCCACCCGACAACACAGCGACCGTGACGATGCCGGACGACTGCAACCTGGCCGCGGGACGGATCCGGCCAATGACCGAGCCGCCCGTCACCACGTTCTCGAAATCCATGTTCATGTTGGCGCGGGACGACGTCGGCACCGCCGTGCACTGCACCCACGTCGAATCCGACGAGTCAGCCAGGTAGGCGTCAGCGGACCCGAACGCCACCACCGTCCCGTTGTTGTAGGCAGCCCAGGACCCCACCACCACCGGGTCAGCATTAGGGAACGCCGTACCTACACCCATTACCTGACTCCTGCCCGGCCCCTGGTGCGGGCCTCTCGTCCCACCTGACTGAACGCATCCGTGACCGCGTCCGTGATCTGCTGCCGCACCGTCGCCGTCACCTCACCGTTCACCGTGATCTGCACCGCCCCAGCCTGCACCTGGAACTGCTGCCCGGCCTGAATCGCGGCCAACGTCGTACCAGTCGTCACTTCGGCACCGATCTGCCCGATGACGTTGGCCGGTGCCTGGAACTGACTGGACAGGTTCGCCACCGTGTCGATGGTGACCTGCCCACCCTCGAGGATCGCCTTCGCGTACTGCAACCCCTCGAACGGGCCCAGGCGAATGATGTCCGCCAACGCAATCGGCCCCAAACCCTTCTCACGCAACTGGTCGAGGGATGCCGCGAACTGCTTCACCGTCGCCAAACGCTGCCGCAGATTCTGCGAAATCGTTTCCCCGGTCAACGGCAGGTCAGGGTTCACCGTCGTCAGCTTGCCGAAGTCGGCGGCGATGTCAGCGAACTGGCGTTGTACGTCGCGGAACTCGTCGGCCCTGTCACGGATCCGCTCCAACCGCTGGTCGGCGACATCGACGATGGCTTCGACCCTGTCGGCGATGGCGGCGACCCCGTCGGGTGCGCGTAGCCACTGCGAAACATACGCGTCGACACCTTGCCGCCCGGCCGCCAGCACACCCTTCACGATGCGCCGCCAATCCGGTGACGACAGGATCGAGTCAGCCATGACCGCCGGAATACCAGCCGCCACCAGTTTCACCCTCGTCGCCAACACCCGCGACTGCTCCGACAGGGACGCCGTCCACTCCTTGAACGGGTCACGCGGCGGCGCAACCTTCACGTCCGCGGCAGAGTAATAGCTGTCGTCAATCTGTGACTCGAAATAGGCGTTCAGGATCCGAGTCAGGTCGGGACTCATACCAACCTGGCCGGCGTTGAACCGCGCCTGTAACACAATCGACAGAGTGCGCGGTCGTGCGGCTTCGTCGGCCGCGGCAGACACCAGACCGAGCTGCTGCCGCAGATAGGACATATCCATCTGCGACATCGCCAGAATTTCGTTCTTAGCGTCCCGGGCACTAGGGACAACATTGAGCCCTATCTTGTTGCCGACTATTTCCAAAACACTGCTCAAAATGCCAATATCTCTAGCGGCACCAGCGATAGGGTTGAACGAGTCGCTCAAAAATCCTAAAGACTGCTGCAACCGCGAGATCTTATCGACTAGGTCAATGACCTGGCCGACCGTGTCACCAACGCTTCGGCCCAAATCTTCGAAGGTTGTTTGTAAACCTACAGCCACATCGCTGATAGATCCCAGCCCATCCAACGATTCCTCGATGCCCTCGAGGAACCCGGTGCCGAACGCTTCCTTAGTCTCATCAAAAACGATTTGCAGATTCTCCAACCGGCCCGCGAACGTGTCCGCACTAGCCGCAGCCGCACCAGTGAACGCCGTCTGCAACTCGGCGACAGCGATACCGAAGTTGCCCGCCTTCTTAGCGTTCTCCGACAGCGGCACACCCAACCGCGTCAACGCCGTCGCCGACCCCGTCGACGCCCGAGCCAACGCCGTCGCCACACTGCCCAGGTCACGCTGCTTCGCCACCGAAATGTCGACCGCGAGCGTCAACAAATCCTGGGCTTGCTTCGCGTCCCGCGTCGCCGTGACCAGCGTTTGGAACGCTGGCCGCAACTCGTCATCCACGACGTTCGTGGCGTACATGAGTTTGTCGATGAACGCCGTGATGGAGTCCAGGGCGAACCCCTGGTTCACGTTGTCGAGGGCTGAACGTAGCCGGGCTAGTTGCTGTTCCTCAGCGGCCGCCGACTGGATCCCGTCGACCGCCATCATCCCAACAAACGCACCCAAACCCGCTAGGGCGCCAGCAGCCGCCGACTGCACCGACATAAGGTTCTTGCCGACCGCGGTCTGCATTGTCGAACCGAACTTCGACATCGGCCCGGTCGCACCCTTAGCCGTGTTCCCGAACTGGCGCACATCGTTCTGTGCACGACGCATCCCGCGGTCGTCATAACTGGTGCCGATGTCGACGACGATGCCGCCCTTGCCAGTCCTACGCGCCATTAGGACACCTTCCGGTTCACGTCACGGATAACATCAAACAACTCGTTTGTGATGAGGTCGTTGATGCGGCCATAGTTGCGGCGCACCGCCGGCACCATCACACGGCCACGCCGACGGCTCCCACCACCGGGCGTCAAATCGGGCAGGTTACGGATGAACTGGACACCGGTGCCCCGGCCGCCACTCTTAGTCCCCGCGATGGCGAAAATGTTGCCGGCCGCCTCGTTGAACGTGATGGTCAGCCGCAGGTCACGGCGCCTGGATTTGATGTTGCGGCGCATGACGTCGGGTTGCCACGCCGGCCACCCGGCACCGCCACGGCTGATAACGTTGGACTGGACGCCGCTGCCGTACCGTTTCCCTCGAGGGCGGTTTGCTGCGGTTGTGCGCCAGCCCCGCATCGGCGGGTCGTTCGGTATCTCGTTTTGGGCGTCCTTCACGATGTCGCGGCCACCCTTGGACAGCTCGGCCGCGGTACGTTTCGCCAACTCCGGCTCGAACATCTCGAGCGCCTTGAGGACGCCTGGTGTGCCGCGTACCCGCAGACTTGCCACGGTGGCCTCCTATGTTGGGCGGTGCTGGTTACGCCATCGCAGGTAGCGCAGCATGGTGTAAATCATGCGGTCGGTTTCCTGCATGAGCAGGTGAGGCGCTATCCCGGTCTCACACGCCAAATGGGCGATCAACCAGTGGGCGCTGTTTTCTCCAAAGGGGGCACATCACTCGAACCCTCCCCAACCGTGACCTCGTCGACCAGGTCAATCCACGCGTCGAACTCAAGGTCGGTCTGCTTCGTGCGATTGCAGGCTGACCACGCCAACCAGATCATGTCGGTGTAGCGGGCGTCGCTGGTGATGGTCACGATGGACCGGTCGAACTTTGTTTCAAACCGGACCGAGTCGGCCGCCGACGTCACAACTTCGACGGCCGACCCGTCCAGGTAGGTGATACGCAGGGGAAACCTCATAGCGCAGGATCCTTCCGGTGAGAGGTCAGGACGTGCCGCGGGTCACGGTGCCCGTGGTCGGCCAGGTGACGGACAGCGTGGCGATGTCGCCGACGCTTGAGGCAAACGGCTGGTACTGCGTGACCGTGCACAACGCAGTATAGGCCGGGTTAGTTGACGTGGTCGCCGACCCGGTCGGCTTCACCACCACGGTGGCCTGCGAACCGAACAACGGCCACAGCGTCGCATCAACCTCACCAGCGCCGAACGCCTGCAGGAAGTTTAGGGTGATGCTGCCGGACTTGAGACCGGTCGTACGTGTGCGCCACTCCCCACCGAAGCCGGTGGTGTCGATCTCGTCGGCAGACAGTGACACATCAACCGACTGTAGAAACGTTGAAACGGTGCCACCATTGATGGTGATGGTGTGATCTGTTGCGGCATACTTGGGCATGTCGGCGTACCTCCTACGCGTAAACGGTGACTGCGAACTGTGCCGTCAAATAGGGCACATCACCGACAGTGGTTGGCGCAACACCAACCATGTCGGTAACTCTCAATGTTTGCGCCTTCCCGCCGAGGCTACGATCACCCTCGATAGCGGTTTTCACGCTGCCGAAACCGGTCGGCGCCAGGTACGCGTCGAGCGCGTTCTGCGCCGTCCTCTCGGCGATACGGCCCACGAACACTGTGACCGTGAACTGATACTCGTCCAAACCCCGGGCGAACGCCTCGTCGTAGGTGATGTTGTCGAGGCTGACGATGGCGACCGGTGGGTTTATCTGGTCAGGGATGGTCGCCGACGTGCGCAACCCGGTGATGGTGGCAAGCCTGGCGGCCAGGCCGCTGCGCAGCTCGGTCACCGTCGGCATCACGCCACCGCGTTCGTGTTACGCATCCACGGCCGCACCAGCATTTCGACATCGGGGTCGAGGTAGCGGCTCACCCGCATCACACCCATGTCACCGTAGCCGGCGACACCGAGCGGCGAATCAAACCGCTTGAACTCGCGGGCGGCCTGGATTATGGTCGCCTGCTTGATCGCCGTCGGCACCGTAGCGAAACCCCACAGCCCGGTCACCCGCACCGTGGCGATGTTCGCATACACCGGATAGTTGTAGTCGCCGGTGGCCCGGATCCGGGTGAACGGGGTCGACTGCCCAGCCACCAACTGGTTCAACGGTTCACCCTGGTAGTCGGTCGCCGTCCACGTCTGGTCATACACCTAGTCGGCGTTGCTCGAAGTTTCCAGGGTGGTGATGGTGCGGCAGTCGTCGATTTGCACCAGGTCGGTACGGTTCGCCGCGTAAACCCTCGTCGCCGTGCCCCCGTTGTAGAAAGTGCGCTCGGTGAACGAGTCCACCATGCGGGACGCCGACTCAACGGCCAGCTCGAGGAGGGAGTTGTCGACGCTGTCAGTGATGCGTAGCGCCGCCTTGATGTCGTCCAGGGTGCAGTATCCGTTAGTTATCGGCACCGGTGCCTCCGTTGTCTAACCATTCGATGAGTCTGCCGAAACCCTCGCGGTAGCCGGTGGGTTCCATATGCCCGTACAGATTCCAGAACTTCTCATTTGAGCAGTCGCGGGACAGCACACCACTCGGCATGTCATCCGTATAGGTGTAGTCAGGGTCGATGCCCACGATGTCGGCGCACAGGTCGGCGATGTCCTGCACCGTGGCCGCACCCTGCCGGCCGATATTCACCGGGCCACCATTCTCAGGGTCATCCATCACGGCGAGAATCTTGTCGATCGCGTCGTCAATCCACAGATACGACCGCAACTGTCGACCATTACCCCAAATCTCCACCCGGCCCGTGTCCCGCGCCGCCAACATCTTCGTGGCAATCGCCGTCGGGAACTTCATGCGTTCCCCTTCCCGCTCCTGCCCCACCCCGTACACCGTGTGAATGATGCCGACACGGCAGTCAATCGGGGCCCGCTGCCCAAGCCGTAACATCATCAACTTCTCGCGGCCATACATCTGGTCAGGTTTCCCCGACTCGATCAAATCCTCCGACAGCAGCGGGGCGTTACCTTCCCGCATCTGTATCTCGGTCGGATACACGCACGCCGACGACGCCAGAAACATGCGCTGCACGTCGGCCTTGATCGCGGCCTCGAGCACCGTGAACGTCATGCGCGAGTTATTCAAGTAGGGCCAGAAGTCGTGGACGTGGAAATATCCGACGCCGCCCATGTCGGCGGCCAGATGGTACACCTGGTCGACACCAGTGAAGTCGACATGGTCGCGGGTGAGGTCGGCGATATAGACATGCCTGGCCGCGTCCAATGATGCCATACGGGTCGGGTCATCGGGTAGGGCGTCAACATAGGCGTGCACGCTGTGGCCGAACTGCGCCAGTCGTCGCACTAGGTTCGATCCGATGAAACCGGCGGCCCCGGTTACAGCGATTTCCACAGCGGCATCCTCTCGGCGTAACGGCCGGCGTCGTCCCCCGCCGTCGTCAATGATTTCCGGTATCCCTCGTCAACCTGCGCTAAACCCCACGCCGGATGCAGGTGCTCAACAATGCTGTCGGCCCGGTGCGCGTACTGGCCTCGAGCCATGGCTGTCTGCACCGCCTCAGTGTCGGTGTAGTTGTGGGTGTAACCCTCATGCAGCAGTTTCCCGGGGGCGTCGACACATCCGGTCAGCGCATAGTCACGGCGCACCAGGTAATGGGTGGCGTGCCTGCCGGCGACCACGTCGGGGTTGTGTAGGTCGTTGGTGCCGACCATGCCGAACTCGTGGGCGGCCTCAAGCAGCGGCGGCAACCAACCGGGATGGAAGTGTAGGTCGTCGGATCCTATGAACAGGTACGGGTACCAGGTGCGGGCGATGGCCGTGTTGATCGCGCCCGCATAGTTTCGGGCGTTCTCGTTCAGGATGAGTTTGACCGAGGCGTCGGCCGTCATCTGGTCAGCCACCGCCAACCGGGTGACCTGGTCATCCATCTCACACACGAAAACTAGGTCGACGTGGGCAGCGTCCACCGTGGCGAACAGGTCGTTGACGACACGTTGCAC